GTAAAGCTGGGAGGCGATGCTTGCCGTTACTTTGTGGGTGGTTCGGCGTTGCTTGCAACGCCTCACGCTATACTATGGAGCGTATATCGCATAGGCGAGAACAGCAACTAGCGCCGCGCCGTAAGATAACGCCAAGGTTAACCAAGTAAAGGCGCTCATTACTTTAGTCCTCCCTCTGGCGAGCTATCGTCGAAGCCATCGAAAGCGTCGGGAAAAACGCCTTCCCAATTGGCTGGATTGCTATCCTCTTTCTGAAGGGCGGCCAATAGGTCAGGCGGTAGGTGGATGATAACGGGCGCATCGGACACGGGCGCAGCGTTGGCGACGGTTGCGGCGTTTGTTGACATATCTAAGCTCCAATCAAAGGAAGGGAAAAGAAAGCAATCCACGCAAGGATTGTGATGATTGTGCAAGCGCGGTTCGAAAGCAGGGGACGGCGCATTTCACTGATCCCCATGGCGAGAAAAATGCGTCTCGATCAATTGCAGCCCATGATCGAAGCCGACGTCGGCGTAAGCATCCTTGAAACGGTCTGACACCAAAACGCTGGCGTGAATGGCGATGGTTGCGTAAACGACATGGGCGAAGTGGCGAATATGGTTGCGCATTGGGTTCCAAGCTCCAAAGGGCAGGGGGCGAAATTGCCCCCTGACACGGCGACATTCCCATATTGTATCGTATGTGTCTAGTCGCCATATGATCACGAATTGTTAATGGAAACGATTGACAACCGATCCATGGTCGCGCGGGGCGATAGGCGATAGGATGGCCAGAGAAGCTCGCTGACTAGGGTCTAGCGTTTGGGCTAGGGTTGCCCCAAGGCAGGGCGACTTGGCCGCGTGGAGCGAAATTCGACAAAACCGAAGCCGAAGGGCTAAGTTTCGGTTCTGATTTGTCGAAGCCCTATCACAAGAAAAAGGCGGGAGATGCTTGGACACCTCCCGCCCTCGCCGTGCGCAGCATCGGGGGGATCGCTAGTCGCGCGGCTCGCGCCTGTCGGCGCTTTCTGTGGGCTCTGTCCGCCCTTTCTGTAGGGCCTGTCCGCCCTTTAGGCGGCGGCTTTGATTGCCGCCATCGATTGCGCCAAGGTCCACAAGGCCCGATTGAGCGACACGTTTTGATCGATACCGTTAACGTTTCGCGTTGTCACGTTGCGCCGCCGCCCGTTGGCGTCAATCCGCCGACCGTGCAATCCGCCGCGCAAGCTATTTTCCTGCACGCGATTGAAGGTCGTCCAAAGGTCCGCGCCATCGTCGCCAGCGCGACGGGGACGCAGCATTTGCGACGGTTGAACCGGCGAGGCTTCGCCTTCCTTCAGATTGAACCGGACGGTTGCGGCGCTTTCCGCCAGCGCGGTTTGTTCCGGGCCGGTCAGTTGCAATCGCTTCCATTCGGTCACGCTGTCGCCAACCTCTTTCAGATCGTCAACGATCTTGAACGATCCTTCGATGATGTCGTCAACGATGTTGCCTTTGTGCTGTACGCGAACCTCGTCAATCGTCTCGCCAACGACCATTCCGTTCATGCACATGAACCGGAACCAGCCGCCGAAAAGTTGCGCGCTCGATTGACCGCCATGCGAGTTTAGCATGACAATCTCCGCCACGTCCGGCTTGTCTATCTGGAAGTCGCGGCGCAAGCGAATGAGATGCTTAGTATGCCCTCGCATGTCTTCCTTGCGTGTCTTCGCCTGTGTGGCGAACGTCGGCTTGAAGCCTTCCTTCGCCAGCCCGCGCAAGATTTCCATCGTTGACACGTAGGTGTAACGATCCGAGCGTGACGTGTGTGGTTCTTCAGCGAAGATCGAAGGCAAACGCGCCTTCATTTCGTCTTCGCTCAACCACTCGCCACGCGGCGCTTGCAGGGTAATGCCGTTTTGAAGTGTTGACGCTAGTCGCATTTGAGTTTCCTCGTTTGAGATGGTGGGGACGGGGCAATCGCGGGTGCCTTCAAACCGCTGGCGTCAGAGCCTTACGACCGCCCCGCCTGTCAACTAGATAGGTTGACGCCTTCCGATTGTCAAGTGTCTGGTTGCCAGTTGAAATAAACGCGCGGGCTATGAGTGAACTCAAGCGAGCCCTTGACGCCAGTGTCACGGCGTCGAGCGACCACGAATGGCGCAGCGAAGCCAAGGACAACGAAATCGCGGGTCAATTCCTCGGTCGTCCAACGATCCTTGGCTTTCGCCAGATCGCGTTGCGGTTGTCCGGTGGCAAGCATTTCGCGCCGGATGCTTTCAGTGGTATCGATTGACATTTCCATTCCTTCAGAGTTAGAGGCGTGTGTCGGGCGGCCTTCTGGTTTAGGGATTGTTCCGCCAGCCTAACGCTCTTACCTTGGCGCTGGCGGGACCGCCCGACTGTCAACTATATGGATTGACGCTGGCGAATGTCAAGCGTAGCAAACGTCAGATTGCCGCCATCGCTTGGCTTCTTCGTCAAACCACTCCACGCCGCAAATCATACAATCGTGGCGCTTGCAGAAGCGTCCGGCTTGCGCCGCCGCATCCTCCATGCTGGAAGCTTGGAAGCTCTCGCTTTTCGTTTCGCGCTCGGGAGCGCCACGCACAAACGTAAACCGATATTCTTGCATCACATTACCCTTTTGTGTAGTATCAGGGCAAGAACCGCCCGTCAACCATATCAGTTGACAGGCGGTCTATTACAAGGGTCTTTACTCGGTCGCGGTCGCGGTTTTTGTGCCGATCTTGAAATTGCCGCCAAACGCCTTCACGGTTTGAGTGAGCGCTAGGCCGCTATGGATAGCCATGAACTCGCGCAAGGGGTGGATCACGCCGCCCTCTGGCGTGGTGATGCTCCATTTGTCGCCGTCCCAAAGATAGACGAACTCGGCCCCGCATTCGGCGCTCGCTTTGATTGCGTGCGGGAGGCTTTTAACGCGCCGCGCCTCGATCCCCGTCTCGCCACGATCACGACCATAGGCGGTCGTCCAATTCTCGTGCGAGCGGTCGTCAAAGGCGTGCTGCTCGCCAATCTCTTGGCCAAGCGAAGACAGGTCGCCAAGCTCGATCAGCGCGTCGATTTTGGCTTGCTCCTGATAGTGGTTCAAGAGCAATGCGCCGTTGTTTTCCGGATAGCCATCCCAATGGCAATAGATGCGCTTGGTCTGGCCATTGGACAGTTTGGCGATAATCGTTGAACGTGTACCCATTGGGATTTCCTTTCCTTGGGCGAAGGCCGCCCGTCAACCGATTTAATTGACGGGCGGGGATTGTCAAGAGGGCGGCAGCAAACTATCCTGACCGAGTTTTTCCACCTGCTCCGCTAGATCGTGGAGCTTGCGCTTGCGCTTTGGTTTTGGCGCTTCGGTCGCTTGCGCCGGATAGGTCGAGTGCTGGAAGGCCGGTCCGCTGAACTCAAGCGCGTCAAGCTTGGCTTGAACTTCCTCGTATTTGCGCTTCCAATGCTCGCGATAGTCTTCAACCTCGCGCGCTTGCTCTTCCGCCTTGCGTTCCTTGGCCGCCTTGGCGTCAAGCGACGCCTTTGTCGGTTCCTTGGTCAGCCGCCGCCATTGCTTCCAGATGTAGGTTGGATTGTTCCAGCGGCGGGTTGATCCGGGCTTCGCCCGCTCCGCCACTTGCAACGTCCATTCCAAGTCGGCCTTGCTTTCGTGCATCCATAGGCAGTGCGTGCGAGCGCTGCCGCTCTCAAACACTGACGGGTCCATGAACTCCGGGGCCTTGTCCAATTCCTCGTTCAAGGCTTTGGTGTACTTGGGGCCGGACGGTTGCTTGTTCTGTCCGGTTAGGCCAGCGGCTTTCATCGCCCGCTTGCGCATGATCGACAGCGCTTCGCCCATGAGCTTGTAATTCTCAAGGGTCTTGCCGACGTTGGCGGCGGCCTTGCGAGCGCGCTTGATGACGTCAAGTTCGTACTCGATAGAGCCGATCTTGAACTTGGGTTCTTCCCGCTTATCCGGGCTTTCAGTTAGATCACGCATTGACAACTCCTATTGGTTAGTGTCAACCGATATGTATGACAGGCGCAGTGAAACGTCAAGCGCCCACGTTGACAAAATTCCAAAAAAAAATTAGGTCAACCTGTAAACGGATCTGGTTGATAGTGGTACAACTTTTGACAAGTCAAATGACTAGCCAAAAGAGGAACGCTGGTTAACCGATTGCAGGTGAGCGCGTCCTTTTCGATGTCGTGCTTGAAGGCTTGGACGACCATAAGGGCAAGTCCGCCAATGAGAAGGTAATGGAGCTTGTGCTTGCGTACCCATGCCTCACGCCGAAGTTTGCGCATCTCTCGTTTCAGTTGACGCTCTTCCTTTGCAAGCGCGTCCGCCATGCGTTGGGCGTCGGTCTTCGCCATTTCGTCGCGGATCGCTAAAATATCAAACCCAATAATTACCAAAAGTATAACGATGATTTCCATCAATTGGTCCCCCGTAGCTGGCGCAACAGACCAATGCCCTTGAGCCGGTCGCCATCGTCGCCGGTCGCGTCAGGCGGGAACTCCATGCCGTCAAGGCTCGGCAGCGGAATGTCGATGTCCGGTTCCGGCGGCAGCACCACCTCGACAAACCACGTCTTGTCCGGGGCGACGGCGCAGCGCTGCGCCCACGGATATTTCCACACAGAAAATCGATGACAGGCGAAAGCGTTGCCGTTGAATACGGCCCACGCTATGAAGGCGAGCATGGCCAGATGGATGAGCCAGAACAGCCAACCGGGCTTTCGATCCGAGTAGCCGAAAGCGTAGCGAGCAAGCTCGCTGCGTGGCTCGCTCATTTCTGCTTCCTCCGGAGCTTGTCCAAGATGTCCTTCATCTCCGCTTCCGCGTCCGGGCCGCGCGAGAACGTGGCCATGAAGTTCATGCCGCGCTTTTTGATGTTGGTGATCTTGCCGCATTCTTCGCAGCGCCCCGAGAGGAAGAACTTGTTGGGGTCCGGCATGGTCTGCTTCTCGCCGCAATGAGCGCAATTCCATTGCTGGTAGACCGTCCAGCCTTCCTCTATCTTCGCGGTCGCGTTGGCGACGACATCATCAAACGGATGCAGGTTCATGGCCTAGCCTCCCTTATCAGTCGGCGGACATTGGAGCGAGCGTGACGCACGCTGCGCCAGTTGCCGGAGTAAGCCGGAATGGTTAACATGATCTTGGTCCCGTCAATCACCCAATATAACACGCGATGACTACCCTTGGCGTGGCGGATTTCTTCGATCACCCCGCCCAGCCGCTCTATCTCGCGCGTTGTCTCGATCATGATCGCGTCCCGTTTTTGCATGGTCCTTGGCTTTCATCTTGGCCCGATCAAGATGGCGGGCGGGGTTGCGATTGCGTTTGTCCGGCTGCGCCATAGGTGCAGCGTGGTTGGATGGTAGTTGACGTACTCGCTTCGCGGCGGATGGAACTGGATGACGGTTTCCTCTTCGTCCCAAAACAGTCCCTTGACGAAGCACATTTCAGGCCAGTTGGGGCAGCGGTTCATTGACGCCACGGAGACACTGACGTGTTCCCAGCCCTGCGCCATCGGGTCCCAGCCGTCGCTGGCGATGATGCGCAACGACACGCCATGAGGGCCGGTGATGACGAACGCGCCATTTGCGCCGTCTTGCGGGTCCGATCCCCACTTGCCGGAGCGGATGCGACCGACCTCTAGTTGCGCGAACATCGGGCGCATCAGTGGACGCCGTGATATTCGCGAACGAGGATTTCAGCGCTCTGTCCGTGCGTCACGCCATGTCCGACATAGACGCCGACCGTCGCCATGTAGACCCCCGGCTTGGCGGTCTGGTTGACGTAGCTGGCGTCGCCGTCGGTCCCAAACATGGCCTGAGCGACAGTGAGCGCCGCATAGCGCGCCGCGTCGCTTTCGCTGTCCGCCGGGATCGGGCAGAGGCTATAGACGCTGCTGTCCTCCGGCCTCACGCCGTGGACCTCGATGTTCGCTACCCATTTCATTTTGCCGCTCGCTTTCAAGGTTATGCCTCGCGCCAAGGCGATCACGTTACGCTGCCAAGGCGCGAGGCGGTTCAATGTTTGGTGTCGTCTTCGTGGTTGACGGTGATAATCGTGATCCCCGTCTCCCCGCGTCTAATGTCTTCCGCCATGTTCAACAGGAAGGTTGACAGTTGCTCGCGATTGGCGTCCGCCCACGTCTTGAGGTCTTCCTTGATCTTCGCGTCCAAGCCGTGGGGATAGCCGACCATGTACGCGACCCCCTGCTTGTCGGCGTCCAGCCTGAACGTGACCTCGTTCGCCGCCGCTACGTCCATGAACTCGTCAAGGCTGTTGATTGGCATTGGCGACGGCTTTCAGCTTGACTGCCGGTTCAGCCTTGTCAGCCGCCCGGATTAACGCTTCGCCATACAGGCGGGCGATGGCGGGCGTGAAAACGTACAGATCATCGCCGTTGACGTGAATGACGACGACCTTGTGCTGCGGGTCCGCCGAGATTGTCACCTCGGTCGCTGACATCTCGGTTTCAAGAATTGTGTCTTCGCTCATTGCGGTCTCCTTGTTGACGGTCCCTACATAGCGCAAATCAAAGCGGTTGACAAGAGGGACAATCGCCTTTATGGGATATTCTGTTAACTGGCAAAACAAGGGAACAGAATGTGGCAAGAGGCGCGTTAAACCTCGCGAAATCCTACAATTTCGTGGAGAAAAAACCCGTGATCGATGAGATGCGAACGCTGATCGATCACGCCGAATATCGCACCGTCGCCTACGACACGGGCGTGTCGCGGACGACATTGCGCAACTGGTTTTCGGGCAAGACGATTTCGCCCCGAACAATCACCGTCAACAAAGTGCTGGCGCGCTACGGCAAGCGCCTTGGAGTGGTGGACCTATGACCCTGAAAGTAACGCTCGTCATTGATCCCGAACATGGCGGCGAACTGATCGCGCTGTTGGCGAAAGCCTACAGTCGGGGCGAACTTGGGCTTGGCGACATTCGGATCGAACGCGCCCAGCCGATGGATGTCGGCCTTCGCGCCATCAAGCAGTCCGTTGTCGCCAAGGAAGCGCCCAAGCCCAAGGCAAAAAAGCCACGCAAGGGCTATGGGCTTGGCATGAGGGCGAACAAGAGCGGCAAGCCTAACGGCGTGGTTCTCACGCTCACCGGATTGGCGCAAGACAAAAACCGCGACGGCCTCAGAGAGATGTTCAAGGCGCATGGCGTCAATCCGAACGGGATCAGCCCGCTTTTGTCCAAGCTGTCCAAGCGCGGCTACATCGCCATGCTTGGCGGCGGCAAGTATGCGCTGTCTCCCAAGGGGGCGGAATTTGTCAGAGATTGGAGGGAAAAGCATGGCCGTCCGAACAGTGACTAGCGCCAACCGCAGCGAGGCGCAGATCGCGGCGATCACGCAATTGCTCTGGACGCTCGATCCGTTCTTTCGCATCCGGGGCACCATGCCGCTGCGCCACGTTCAAGCCTATCTTCTGGTGGCTCGGAAGGAAGGACAGACGGTCACGGAATTGGCGAAGCAAGCGGATATGCCTGTCACCACCATGTCACGCAATTTGCTGGACATGGGCGACCGCAATCGCTACTTTGAAGAAGGGGCTGGCTTGGTCGTGGGCGAGGACAATCCTCTCAACCGGCGCGAGCGGCTTTACAGCCTCACGCACAAGGGGCGGGCGTTGCTGGCCTCAATCACCAAGGGAGCGGCGAAGTGAGCAAACCGAATGTGGATTTTGGCCGATTGACGCAGGATGAAACAGCGGAGCTTGCGATTGAGGCGCTGATCGAATTGACCCTCGACAACCGCGTGCAAGCGGTCCTCAAGGCGTTCGACGGCGACGAGCGCGACGAACTCGCCAATTGGCTCGATGACGAAAAGACCGTCACCAAGGCAGACTAAACCGCCGCCGGGGCCGAACTCCCCGGCGGCGATCTTCCCGACATGAAGCGTGTCAGACGCCGCTCCCACCGCTACAATGGGGGCGGCGTTTTCGCGTTTAGCACAATGGAGGGAGGTTGTGGACCTCACCGAACAAGAACGTAGAATAGCCGAACTTGAAGCGCGGATGGCGGAAATCGACGCGCTCATGGCCGGATGGCCGACCCCCGCCACGCTGCTGCAAGGCTTTCTGGCCGGACGATTTCAGCGCCGCGACGGCGACAGCTATCAGCAACCGCTGGCCAACATTCCCGAAGCGCCCGCCGATAATAACTACTATGGGCGGTATAATTACACATGGGCTCCGGTGGTGGAGGAAGCGCCAGCGCTGACCTTGCGCCGATCCCAAAATGGTTGGGCGCGGGCGAGCGCCGGATCGGACATCCCGTGGATTTCGCTTGACGACGTGCTGATCAACTACGCGCCGCTCGATGCGCTTGACGCCTATTTGCCGCGCACGGGCGGGCAGATGACCGGAACGCTGATCACCCGCGACGGCGGCAGCGCCGCCAATCCGGGCGTCGCCGTTGGCGAGAACTCGACCGGCTTCTATCGCACGGGCGGCGGCGGACCCGGCCTCTTGGTGACGACGGTGAGCGGCCAGATCGTGATGCAGCTACAGCCGACCATCGCGGCGATCTTCGTTCAACTCGACATGGCCAACAATCGGATCACCAGTTTGGCCGACGCCGCCCAACCGGGGGACGCGCTCAACTTGCGCACGGCGGACTTGCGCTATGCGCCAAGAGGCGGCGGCGGGGACTTCCTGCCCCTGACCGGCGGGCAGATGACCGGCGACATCTGGATGATCGGGACCACCGGCCCGCCGGTCATGGCCAAGATCAACCTCTACACGCGCGGAGCCAGCCTCGCTTGGAGCGAAACCGACAACGCCATCGTGTTCACCAAAGGAACCGGCAATTATCCGCTCGTCATCAAGGCCAACGACGGCAGCAATCCGCAACCGATCCTCGATCAGACGCAAGGCGACGCCCGCTATGTGCAAATCTCTCAAGTTGACAACCTTCGCGCCAAGCCGGTCGTTTACGACATCCCCGCCGATGTCGCCATTCCGGCCAGCGGCGTTTGGACGCAAATCGCCAACATCCCCTTCACTCTGCCGCCGCGTCCCAGCGTCACTTCGCTGGTCATGGTCAGCGTCAACGCCAACTTGAAGGGCATAAGCAACGTCGCTGGGATTGGCGCTCGCGTCGCCATCTCGCCCACGCCCGAACAGCGCATCTTCGGCTTCGGCCCCAACGCGACCGGCCCCAGCGCCGGTTTCTCGGTCAATTTCTTCGTCACCCCCGCCGCTGGCGCGACGACGGTCAATCTCCCGGTCCAATTGAACGCCTTCGACATCGGAACCGGAGCGCAAGCTTACACGCTCGCGGGCGGCAACATCCTTATGGTAGACCGCTCCCAAGTCGTCGTCGTTGACCTTGGACCCATGTTCTGATGGCTCGCCCTTCGATCCGCAACGGCATCTATGACCTCCTGTCAGCGGTCGAGATTGACACCAAGGAAACGGGCCGTTGCCACGTTGACCCGTGGCTCAGTCAACGGCTGGTCATCGACGCGGTGGCCAAGGGTTTGGAAGAGGGGGTACACGAGTTCGTCGTTTTGAAGTGTCGTCAGGTGGCGATAACGACGGTTTGCTCGGTGATCGAGCTTTTTTGGGCGCTCGCGAACCCCGGCGTGCAGGGCGCGATAATAGCCGATAGAACGGACAATCTGGAGCGCCTACGGCGCATTTTTGCGGCATTGCTTGAAACTCTTCCGCCCGAATGGCGAAGTGGCGATAGTCGGTTAGTTGCCAATAACAGAAACGGCATGGTATTTGCAAACAAGTCGGTGATTGATCTAATGGCGGCGGCGTCAAATCCGGACCTCGGCGCATCGCGGGCGCTCAACATGATGCACGCGACCGAATGCGGTCAATGGAAGAGCTTGGCGGGGGTGGAAAGCCTGAAAGCCTCGCTCGCTCGCATCAATCCGCGACGGCTCTACATTTGGGAAAGCATCGCCAACGGCTTCAACTGGTACTACAATTTCTGCCAGCAAGCGAAGCAAGACCGTCACATGAAGTTCATCTTCGTGGGGTTTTGGGCCAATCCGACTTACGCCATCCCGAAAGGCGATCCGGATTACAAGACCTATTGGGACGGCAAGCTGACGGAGGATGAAGTCGAGCGGGCGCGGTCGGTCCGTCGCGCTTATGGCGTTACAGTGCAGCCGGAGCAAATCGCATGGTGGAGAAGGGAGGCGGAATTTTCGGCGGAAGAGTACATGCTCCGCCATTATCCTTGGAACGAGCGCGAGTGCTTCATCGCCTCGGGTTCGTCTTTCTTCCCAGCGGCGCGGACCTTGGAACTGAGCGAGACGTTAGCGGATGGCCCGCCGTACCAAGGCTATCGGTACATCTTCGAGGACGCCTTCCTTGGCTCACGGATCGAGCAGACGACCAACCGCGAAGAGGTGATGCTAAGGGTGTGGGAGCCGCCGGAGCCAAAGGGCATGTACGTCATCGGCGGCGATCCAAGCGGCGGGGGCGGGGGCGACGCTAACGACCACGCGATTGAGGTGTTCCGATGTTATGCGGATCGATTGGTGCAGGTGGCGGAGTTTCAGAGCAATCGACCTTTGACATATCAATTCGCGTGGGTCCTTGCGCACTTGTGTGGCGCGTACAAGGATCACCTCGCCAACATGGAAGTGAGCGGGGTGGGAGCGGCGGTGCTGCCGGAAGTCCGCAACCTGCGTCAACTGGCGGAGCGCGGGATCATCCAAGCGGAACCGGACAGCAACAACATCCTCAACATGATCGGCGCGGTGCGGTGGTTCCTCTACCGGCGGGCCGACACCCTCGGCGGCGCGGGCAACGTCATCGCATGGAAGACCAATGCCGATAATAAGATGCACGTGTACAGCGCATTGCGCGACAGCCTCATGCTGCGGCGGATTGAGTTACGTTCGATACGGCTTGTGCGCGAGCTTCAAGCCGTGGTCGAGGACGACGGCTACATCGGCGCTGGCCCCGACACCGGAGAGAACGACGACCTCGTTTCAGCGACGGTGCTTGCCCACCATACCTACATCGAATGGCGGCGCGCGGGCCTGATCGAGCGTGGCTTGACGTGGGACAGCGTGAAGGGCGCGCCGCCGCCGCAAAACGCGGGGACGGTGCTGTCGTTTGCGTTTTCCGAGCATATCCGCAAGATTAACTCAAAATCAGCGCGACGGAGGGACGTGTTTTGAGCGACGAACGACAGATGACCTTTGGCGAACGCGCTGTAGGACTGACCTTCAATCCTAGCGGGGACCCCGACGTTGCAGTTTTAAAGGAAATGATCGCGGCCTTCATCGACAGATGCAACATGCACCGCGATCAAGCGACCGACGCCGAAGTCAAACGCATGTACTCGGTCGCCATCACCGAAGCGCAGACGGCCCAAATGTGGGCCGTCAAAGGCGCGACGTGGAAAAAGTGATGGACGACCAACGCAAGGGCTTCCTGCGCACGGCGCTGACCGAAGAGCGCGTCGGGGCGCTGGAAAAGCAGATGGCGCTCGTCATCGAAGCCCTTGAACGCGCAAACATTGAGGTGGAGGCGAAACATGATCAGGCGGACGTTCATGTGTCCGGAGTGCGCCCACCGGATGGAAGTGATCTTGACGACGGAGGAATGGAACAGCCCGCCGCCGTCGTGCGAGAGGTGCGACGCAAGGCAGATGAGCCAAGAGTTCAAGCCGCCAGCGATAGGCGGAAGCGTTCGCGCTAGAGCGTCACGCATTGCAGAGGACATCGTTGCCAACGACTACAACGTCGCCAACTTTCATTCCGACCATCGCGTCGGCGGCGTCGGCAAGGTCCGCTACAAGGATGAGACGCCCAACCTGCCGACCGCCAACTGGCAAGCGACCGATGGTCATCGCTCGATGCTGGAGACGGCGATCAGCATCGGCAAGGCCAACCGGGGCCGCGACGGGCTCAACATCCTGCAAAAGAACCTCGCCAGCGGCGTGCAGCCCGACCTGATCGAGCAATCGAAACGGCGCAGCATAAAGGTGTGGTGATGCGCTCGCCCCTGACCGTCGTCCTCATCGTCATCCTCGTCTTGCTTCTGCTTGGCGGCCTCGGCGGGCCGCGCTTCAATCCCAACTGGCAATACGGCTATGGCTTCGGCAATGGCGGCATTGGCGTGCTTGGCGTGGTCCTCATCGTCATCCTCATCCTTTGGTTGATGGGGTACGCTTGAAATGATGGCGCTTCGGCAGCTTGTGCGCTGGCTTCAATGCCGCTACGGCTGGTGCGGCGGCCACATCGTTTCCGGCTGGCATGACGGCATCCTGTGGATCGGCTGGCAATGCGACGACTGCGGCGTGGTGCGCCACTATGAGCCGTCCACGTTCCGCCGAAAGTGGGCTGACTAAAAATGTCGCTCAAAATCCCTGACAGAGCGGGCTTCCTTGAATTGTGGATCAAGGAAGTCATTGACGAGTGCATGGCGAGCGCGACGGAACGCGGCATGGTCTACACCCGCGCGGCGCAATATTATTACACCGGGGCGATGGACACGCGGGCCTCGCTCTACAACAAGATCGGCCCCTTCGTCCGCAAACTCAGCGGCTTTCTCATGCAGCCGACCGACGTTCGCTTCCAGATCGTCTATGACAGCGGCGAGGAAGAGGACGTGCTTGAGCGGACCCAGCTTGTCAGCGAAAAACTCAGCGCCGACTACCGCCAAGCCGACTGCGACATCATGTTTGCGGAAAGCGTCATGTGGGGACTGGTCAACGGCTGCCAAATCCTGAAAGTGTTTCCGGACGGCGACACCGGCACCTTTCGCATGGGTCACGTGCATCCGCAAAACTTCGGCGTGATGAGCGAGACAACCTTATCGATTGACGAACAGGAAGCCATCTGTCATGTGAGCTATCCGACAAAGAGCAAGCTCCGTTCGATGCTGAGCGATCATCCTCAATATGAGGCGATCATGAAGCAATTGGACGAACATCCGGGGCCGGATCGCGATGAGGAAGAACCGACATATTTCCATCAGATGGTTGTTGGAGGGCTCCAGCCCTTGGGAGACGTCGGAGACGCCCCAAGCTCCGCCGCCGGTATCGTCAATGTCTTCCCTGTTCCGACCCCATGGCGTCCCCAAAGGCGATTTGCGCCCACCGTCAAACTTTGTGAAGTATGGATCAAGGACCGCGACCGGCAAGACGACTGGACGACAATCCAAGCGATTTACGGCGCGGAGCCGATCATCATCGAAGGCGACAAAACCCGAAGGAACCTGAGCCGGGTTCCCGGCAAGACGCCGTTCGTCAAGGTCCAAGGGCAGCCGACGCCGGGGTACTTCTGGGGCCGTTCGATCATTGCCGACGTGCAGATGTTGCAGGACATGCTGAACAAGCGGCTGCGCGACATCAAGGTCATGTGGGATAGGAACGTCAATGCCCCGCAGGTATTTTCCGGTTTCACGTCTGTGTCGGAAGAGCAATATTTCAAGATCGTCAATGAGGGCGGTTTTATCAATGACCCGAACCCCAACGCCAAAGCTACGAAGCTATTGGAGCCGCCGCCTGAAGGCTACCTTGACGAGCTTGAGTTCATCTTCAAGCTCTTCGATGAAGCCAGCGGATTTTCTCCGATCATGTCAGGACAAGGCGAAAGCGGCGTTAGGGCGGGAGTTCACGCCCAAACGCTCGTCCGCACCTCGTCGCCCAACCTCATCGACCAAGCGGCGCGGATCGAGCGCCAGCTAGCCGACACCGGCTACCTTGCGCTCCGCGTCATGCAAGCGATGGACGCCCTCATCTATACCACGGCGGACAGTAAAATTGAGTTTTTGCTTTCCCAATTGCCGGAGAATTTCCAAGTCCAAGTGGACAGCCATTCGGCGTCGCCAGCGTTCGCGGAAGACAACCGCCAAGTCGCGATTGCGCTCGCCAGAGCCGGAGCGATTGACGCCGAAGACCTGATCCACATGCTGCATCCGCCGGGAGCGGAACTCTTGCTGGCGCGGCTGCGGCAGCGGCAGAAGGCGCAAGCCAAACAGGCGTCCGAAGACAAGCAGGAAGACTTGCTCAAGACGATCCTTGGCGGCAAGCCGGGCGGCGGCGGATCGCGGAAACTTGCAAAACCGAAGGGACAATCGGTACACTAGAGGGCAATCATGGCGCTCGACCCGACCGAAGACGACCCCACCATAGGCCAAGGCGGACCTCCGCCAGACCCCACGGGCGGCGCTGGCGGTCCACCCGGCGGCGCGCCTCCCCAAGCTCCCCAAGGCCCCGGCCCCGGCCTGATTTCCGCCGCGCGCTCGCGCATGGGGCCGCAAGTCTCGGCCCCCGGCCCCGGCAATCAAGCCGACAGCATGGCCAAGGTCATTCAGGCGATCAATTTGCTCAAGATGGCGGGCTTGGGGCTGCAACCGGGCGACAAGCTGCACACCGACGTCTACCAGACCATCAACCGCCTCTCACGACACCTTGGAGGCGTCGCGGGCATGGCTCCCGCCGCTGGCGTGCAGAAGACCATGCTGGGCGACCAGATGAAGGATACGGTCAAGAACATGCTCTTGGCGCGGATCATGGGCGGGCAACAGGGACCCGGAGGGGCCGGAGGTGGGGGACCGGGACCGCAAGGCGCAAGCCCTCCCATGCCCTCGACGCCATTGCCGGGGACGTGATATGACTTTCCCAAGCCGATACTGGCTTAGGAGGGCGTAATATGAAACGATTGTTATTTGCCGCTGCCTTGCTTGCCGCAACCCCGGCGAGCGCGGCTTTGGTCAGCGTCGAGAACATCGGCTCGATCCTCAACGAGAGCTTGGCCCTTCCGGCGGAGGACACCCCCGGCTCCGGCATCGGTTTTTCCGAGTTTTTCGAGTTCACGCTGCCGACTACGGAAACCGTGACCCTTTCCATGAGCGACAGCGGCATCGGCAGCGAGCAGATCACCAGCGGCGTTCTCGCCCTCGACACCCAAACCAGCACCGGCCCCGGACCCCTGTTTATCCCGGCTGGCTCGCTGATCGAGAGTTCCGCGCTTAACAACGTGGTTGGCGGACAGGAGGCTACGGTCAGTCCTGATATTCTCAGCGCGGGCAGCTACTTCGCTGAACTCAGCGGCGTCAGCGGCTCGTCTCCCATCCACCTTGCGGTTGACGGCACCGTCACCGCCGTCTCAACCCCCGAAATTTCAACTTGGGCCATGCTTGTCGTCGGCGCGGGCTTCATGGCTTGGGGCGCATGGTCGCGTAAAAAGTTCAATAGCGTCCGTCTTTCGACAATTTAAGAGGTTTACATGACAAGAGTTAGAATTACGGGAGGTTTCCTCAACATCGGCAGACGCCGACCGGGAAGGCATCCGGATCAGGGCTTGCCCGGAACGGAAGACCCGATTGACCCCGACTACGGCGTTCCGGAAGGCGAGGGTCCGGAAGTCGAGCCGCCGGACATCGAACCGCCTCCGGGCATCTGGCCGCCGCCCACCATCGGCCATCCGGTCCATCCGATTGTCCCGCCAAGCGGCGAGCATCCCGGACATCTGCCGTCGCCGCCTCCGGGCGCGATCTGGCCGCCCGTGACCAGCCCGGTCGAGGGCTTGTTCATCGTCCTCGCCCACATTCCCGATCACGGCTGGAAATACATCGTGATCGATCCTGACGCTTGGCCGCAACCGCCCGAGAACGGCGACTATCACCCGGAGCATCCCATCGCGCCGGGCCAGCCGATCCCGCCGCGCGAGCCCAAGCGCTAACCACCTTTGGCTTGTCAACTGAAAGCGTTGACAAGTCAAAACTCGTTTGGAGGAAATCATGGCTCAGAACAGGTCATACGACCCACCGATCACTGCGCCGCCGGAAACCCCGCCCCGGACCATCCTTCAAGTGGACACGCAGTCGGAGACTTCCGAATGGGGCGCGATCCCCAAGGTCGTGCCCAAGCCGGAGGGCGGGGTGCCGCTGCAACCCAGCATCACGGGTAAGGAAAACCGGAGCTAGTCCATGCCGCGCCAGATCAGCGACGAGGAATATTCCTACCTGCAAAATCGCCGCATGACGGCGGATTTCGTGGAAAGCATTTATAACGATCCACAATTGAATAAAGAGGCCAAGCGCCTCATCAAAAAGAAATATCCGAACCTCGCCATCCCCGATTACGACCTTGAAGAGAAGGTCGAAACCCGTCTTAGCGCAGCCGAAGAGGCCAAGCGCAAGGAAGCGGCGCAAGAGAAGCAGCGCAAGGACCAAGAGGCTTGGAACGCCTCGCGCTCCAACGCCAAAAAGCAGTATGGCCTGACCGACGAAGGGCTGACCGACCTCGAAAAGTGGATGGAGGAACACGCCGTGGCCGATCACGAAGTGGCGGCCAGCTACCGGCACTCCAAAGACCCGAAAACGACCGAACCGGCGGATGACATCTACTGGCATCACGACAAAGCCGAAAATTTCAAAGAAATCTCTGCCGACCCTGAAGCGTGGGCCAGACGGGAAATCCTTGGCGCAATCCATAAGGACACGGAACGCGCACGCGGAATTAGGTAATTCCGTAGCCAACTGATGGGGTTCTGAAATGCCGCAATTGGGCGCGGGCATCATCCCGTCTGGCCCCATCGGGCTGGAGCTTGAGGCGACTGTTCGGCGTGTTTTTGCCCAAATGGTCGTGATTTTGATCTACAAACAGAACCCCTTGTTGGCTCTGTTGTTACGGAACGCGATCCGCGCCAGCGGCGGCGTCTCGCCCTACACCCAGCCGGTGCAGACCGGGCAATACGTCCAAAGCTCATGGATTGGCCCGGCGGGCCAGTTCAATCTGCCGCAGGACGTGGCCGCGACGGTCAACGCCGAGTTCAACATGTGCTGCTTGGCGACCCCCGTCTCCAGCTTGGGCTTGGAACAGCTTGTGACGCAGGACGCCATCGCGGTGGCGAGCCGCTTGATGCTCAAGCTCAACGACCTCAAGAACTCGGCGCTGCAAGCCCTGTCCGGCTCCCTGTTTGGCCCGCCCACGGCCAACGTGCTGCAAATGTACTCTCTGGCCGACGCCTACGGCACCACCACCGCCTACGGCGGCTTGGCCCGGACCGGCGCGACTGGCTACCCCGACTGGGCGGGCCTCGCGATCCCGGCGGCGGGCGACATCCTGACCCGCTCCGCCTTCATCCCCAACATGCTGGCGGCGGTGAAGAACTCCGGCGGCGAAGCGCTCGATTTCGTCGTCATGAGCGTCGAGGACTGGACCACCCTCCTGACCGACTTCATGGCCGTCGAGCGCTACAACAACGATCCGTCGAGCCGGTGGGGCAAGGACGATCCGGTCAATTCCGGCTTCCGTGGCTTGCTGTTGGGCGATACGCCGCTGTTCTTTGACTTGAATTGCCCGCAAGGGACGGCTATCGGCTTCAACAGCAAATACATCACTCTGGTGGTGCATGAAGACGCCAATTTTGCGTGGACCGGCTGGTACTCCACCATCCCGCAAGGGCAGATTGCCAGCGTGGGCCTATCGCTTACTGCGCTCAATCTGGTCTGCTCTAAGCCATCGACCGGGGTCACGATAAGCGGCATCACGGGGGGAGCGCCCTTCTGATGTTGCCAGTCTCGGCATGGCCGCCGGGACCTCCCGGCTCATCCCTCTCGCCCTTCGGGACGCCGAAAGACATCTGCGTTCCGTCCATGGGCTACGTGCTGCCCAAGGGCGCTTGGGTGGTGCAGACCGGCGGCAATCAGGTGGTCATGTATCGCCCGCCGGTCGTCGCCTACAATCCGGCGCGCGTGCCGGGAACCGGCGTCTTGCCGGGTCAAGCGCCGCGCCAGCCGCCATCGCGATGCGGTTGCCCGCCAACGCGGGAATGGCCCAAGTTCAACGATCAAGTCGAGTGGTATCGGGCGCATGGCCGGATCGCGCCGAAGCCGGGGTCCCGTCCGCCCAACTGGTTCGGCTGGACCTTCGTCAACGCGCCGTTCTCGGTCCTGCTGGCGTCCGGACAATCCGGGCTGGTGCTGGCCGACGGCCAGAACACGGTCATCACTGGCGGCGGCTTCGCCACCGTCACACAGGCGTTCTCGGTATGAGCAACGGGACGCCTCCCATCGTCTCCGCGCCGGTCCCGCCCTCAATCGCGGGCATCGCGCAACCCGTCATCGTCGCTGGCGGGCAAAGCCTCCCCCCGAGCTTCCCGCTGGGAACCGCCGGGTCATGGCTCCCGCCGCCCGAAGTCGGCTATGGGGAAAACCTCCCCTTCCCGACGCTGGTGGTCCCCGCCGCGCAAAGCCCCCCTAGCGTGGCGGGGATACCGCAGCCGGTCTTCATCCCACCCGGCAGCGCCACCGTCCCGACCGCCGCCTCGATGTTCCCGGCCTTCACGGCGGCGGGGCCGAGCCCGCCGGTCGTCATGGTGACGAGCGCGCCGCCGCCGCCGATCCCTCTGCCGCTCCCGACCACGCCGGGGACCGCGCCTATCGTGCTTGACGGTTGGGGACGCTACGCCGGTCCTAATCCGCCCGTTGGCTGGCCAAAAACCGCCGAGTTCGCGGAGGCGGCATGACCCCCGGCTCGATTGAAGACTTCCTGCCCTTCAGCACGAACGGCGTCGCCATAGCCAGCGACGGCTCGATCTGGCTCTACCACCCCCCGTCCCCCGGCGGCATGGTCGAGCTTGAAGCGCCGGTCACGCCTATGCCGCCCGTAAACACCGTTCCGCCAGACATCCAAATTCTCACCGACCTCGTTGTCGGCTCGCAACTTGCGCTGACCACCGGAACATGGAACCCAAGCGGAACCATCACCCGGCAATGGACGCGCGGCGGAACCAACATCGCCGGGGCGACCGCCCCCGGCTACACGCTCGCCGCCGCCGACGTCGGAACCATGATTGGCGGCGTCGTCTCAGTGGAGAACCAAGACGGCTCCGCGAGCGCGACCGCTCCGGCGGTCGGACCCATCCTCGCCGCCCCTCCGCTCGACCCCGAGCAACAGCCCACCCAAGAGCCGCCCACCCTCCTGCCTTCGCGGGCCGCTCCGCCTCGCTCGCGCCATAAGCCACATGCCAAGCCGCCCAAAAGGCGGTATTGATGGCTCATGCTGGCGCAATACATTGACGAGGTTCAAGGCCACCTGAACGACAGCGGCGGCCAATTTTTCACGATCCCGCGCCTGACCGGCTACATCAATCGATCCCGACGACGCATCGCGGCGGTCAGCGGGTGCTTGCGCATCATCCCGCCGGGAACTCAGACCGTGCCGGGGCAGGAGGTCTATCCGTTCGCGGCGTGGAACTCGCTGGCGATGCAGATCGTGCCGCAAGCGCAAGGCATCCTCGCGTGCCGTTCGCTCTCCATCGGCATCGGCGGCGCGTGGACGCAGGACCCGACAAGCGGCCAATGGTCGATCCAGAAGGGCACGTGGAAGCCCATGTGGAAGCGACTGGTGTGGACCGACTTCCAAGCCCGCTTCCGGATTTACGGCGGAACCTTCTATGGCACGATCAGCCAGCCCGGTTGGTACGCGCAATACGGCGAAGGTCCATTGGGCTCGCTCTACCTCGCCCCAATTCCCTCCATCGCCTCGCCCATGGAGGTTGACCTCACGCTCATCCCCAAGCCCCTCCAGAACGACAACGACAGCGAGCCGATCCCCTACCCTTGGGTGGACGCGGTGAGCTATTGGGCGACGGTGCTGGCGCTCTGGCAGCAACAGCGCAAAGAGGACGCGCAAGGCATGGCGGAACTGTTCGCCAACGACCTCCCCATGTGCGCCGCCGTGGTCTGCCCGCAACTGGTGATGAACGCCTATGGGGCGACGCTACGGAGTGCTTAGGCCGTGGCGATCCAAAGCGAAAACCCCCCGGAACTCATCACCATCGACCAATGGAAAGGGCTGAACCAACAGAGCTTGCCGGGGAGCATAGATGACCAAGAAGAAGTGTGGAATGAGAATTTTTTCCGGGTAGATATTGGCAATTTGCGCACCTGTTGGGGTCCCAGCGGCTCGATCTACACCGCCCCGGCAGGGACCACGATCCTCCGGATGTTCTTTGGCTTCTACGGAAATCTGACGCCCCAATTCGCCGCCCCGCCGCCCGGCGCGATGGGCTGGATGTTCTTGTCGGATGGAACGGTTGACGAAGTGGACCTCGACACCGGGGCGATCACCGGGCTGCGCGCCAACGGTCCGATCTGGCAGCCGATTGCGCCGCAATATTGGGCCAGCGCGGTGGTCTGGCGGCCTCAGTTCGTCGGTTCGACCGCAGGGCAGCAGGGCGGCGTCCTGTTCGGCTCGCCCATGGGCCTCTATGCGTGGGACGGCGCGACCCTCTCCCCGCCCGGTTCGCCAGCCCCGGACTGGCTGACCGACCTGCAAGAGACGGACCCCGGCGCAACGCCGCCGCCCATGCCCTCGGGCCTTCCCGGCATCTATAGCCTTGAGGTGTACAACTCCCGGCTATGGGTGGCGGGGAAAGACGTCATCTCGTTCTCCGCGCCGTCGAACGGGGCTGACTTCTCGACCGCCGACGGCGGCGGATCGTTCGGGTTCTTTGGCGACAATCTGATCTATTCCTACATGGATTTGCACTCCGTGGCGGGCTACCTGTTCGTCTATGGGGATAGCTCCACTTGGCTCGTCTCGAACGTGCAACTGACCGGCTCCGGCACCCCAGAAGCGCCGTTCACCACCAATTTCAACTTTGAGAACATCGATCCGCAAACCGGGCAGCGTTTCCCCCGTCCAATTGGCGTCGTGGGCCGAAACATGGTGCTTTTCAACCGCGCCGGGTTTTGGCAGATGCAGGGCGGCGACGCGCAGCCGATGGGCGATAAAGTCCTCAATATCTGGAATACCCTTGACACCTCGCTCTATTATCCGACTTTCGCCTCGCTTGACCTCTTTGGCTTCCGGGTCTTGCTCTGCAACGGGCGTTTCACCGACATTTTCGGCGTCACCCGCAACCTTTTGCTCATGTGGCACCCGCTACGAGGCAAAGAGTTCTGGTCGGTCGCCTCGCAGCGTTTTGAGTTGTCAAACGTCGGCACTTACGAGCAGGACAGCGAGTGCCGCGCCTATGGGACGGACGGAACGTCGCTCTATCGGCTGTTCGCGCAGCCGGACCCTCTGTTAGTCAAAAGACTTGTCACCAAGCGGCTGAAGGGGCAGGGCGAAGCCCTTCTGACGATCAAAAACTGGACCCGCGCCTACCTCTCGGTCACGGATAACAGCAAGCAGGGGGTTTCGATCACCGGGGCGCTGCAAAGCGGCGACGGCGGGGTCCCCGGCGGCTCGCAAGGGGTCAGTTTCGAGCTACAGCCCGGTCAGAAGGACCGGATCGTCCCCCAACCGCTTGATGGGGCTGGGATTTGGGGCGCGCTTGACATTCAATCGAAATCGCCGGACTTTTCCTTGGAGCGGCTGACCATCGCCGCTCGTTTGAACACGCTCTTTGGAGCGTAGAAAGAGGTGACGCCACGTCGCGTCAGCCCGCCGCGTGGCCTTGCTCAACAATGGAGTAATCGTCATGGGACCTAGCACGCATTGGGACGACTTCACTGAGGACAGGCGCGGTCGGCGTCGAGGCCGGAGAGGTCGCCGGAGGTAGGAGGGTTCCGTGGCGAAGCGGCTCAGACAGACCCGCCGCGCCCGTCGCATCCGCGCCCGGAAGCGCCGTCGGTGAAAACCGGCGGACGCACTGGCCTTCGCAACACGCAAAACGCGCAGCGCCAGTTGAAGCAGAAGAGTTGGCGGCTTCCCTCGTTTCGCCCCCGGCTCTTCTCCTATCGCAAGGGCAGGAGATTGTGATGGCTCGCGGAACTTACCTTGGGCCACGCTCTCGCGTTGACCCAGCCGGGAAACTACCCACCAAACGACCGACCACGCGCATCAAGCGCCACAGAGGGCATCGCCAAGGCACCGGGCGAGGCCGTCGAGGCGGGAGAACCCCGTGAGACGCAGACGCATGGCGCGTTCTATCAGGAGACGGTGATGGCTTGTCGCTCACCCCGCCCCGGCGGTCGCACCGGGCCGGTCAGGCGAAGCGGTCGCCGTTGACTGTAAGCTGAAATGTGTTACAAGCGCTCATGGAGGACCCCATGAGCGTATGTGTTAAGTGTGGAAAGGACAAACCGGAAACCGAGTTTTACGTTCGTAGCAATGGACAGCCACGGCTTGATTGTAAGGAATGTAACAACGCAGCGAGTAGGGCGCGTTATCGCCTCGATCCACTCAAACACCGAGAAAATCGCCGCGAAAAACATGCGTCAAACAAAGAGGTTGACAACGCGAAATCACGGCTGTACAACGTCACCCACCCGGACAAGCGGGGCAGCACTGCCGAGACTAGAGCAAGAGGCCGATTACGCATGGCCATTCGCAGAGGGACAATCATAAAACCTAACACCTGTGAATGTTGCGGGGGCGGTGGACAAATTCACGGCCACCACGACGATTACTCCAAACCGTTCGATGTTCGTTGGCTTTGCACCACTTGTCACGGTTTCGTTCACAGAAATGGTGGCAATGATGTCCGTGTTAGGAATTGATATCGGGGTCAGCGGCGGCGTCGCGATTTTGACTGACGCTGGAGACTTGATTAGCGTCCACGAAATGCCCTGTCTGCACGACGGGCCGAAAAAGCGGCGGACGATCAATGCGCCCCTCCTTGCCTCCATCATCTTCAACTCCCACGCCACCCGAGCCTTTGTTGAGCTTGTCGGTCCTCGACCGAATGAGGGCGTTGTCGGAGCGTTTGCCTTCGGGGACAGCAAGGGCTGTATCAGAGGGGTGCTTGCGGGAGCCGCCATCCCGGTCATCTGGATCACTCCCGCCTCGTGGAAGCGAGCGGTCAACATTGCTCCCGGCAAAGAGGGCGCGAAAGACGCGGCGCGAGCGCAAGCGATTGCCCGCTGGCCTGACAAGGCCGAGTTATTCCGCCACAAGAACGACGACGGTCTAGCGGAGGCGGCCTTGATCGGGATCGCGGGCCTGAAGAGCTTCGACATCCATGTTGCACGATCCCAAGTCGCCTGAAACGCACCCCGTCAGGCTGTTGACCGAAGACGATCTGCCTTGGCTCGTCGGCTTGGGCCAGCGCCGCTACTCGATTGCGTTCGACGCCTTCTCGACCGAAATGTGGTTCCGCAACAACGTCCTCAAATCGCCGCTGATCTTTTTCCCGGCTCGCACCGAGCGCGCGTTCACCATCTGCATGATCATCACCGACGCTTGGCTGCCGGGGCTGCGCATCTGCAACAATCTGTTGCTGACCTCGGAGAAAGGCGCGGTTTGGGAGGAAGTCACGCTCATGCGGGCGGCGGTCGAATGGGCGCGCAAGCGACAATGCGCAGAGTACCGGATTTGGTCCGATACGGAAGTTGACCTCACGGCGGCGGCGACCAGAGTTGGCGGCCAGCCGACCGCTGTCAGACACACGGTGAAGCTGTGAAAATCGATTTCCTGTTCAACGTCTTTTGCAGCGGCGGTGGCGGCGGAGGCGGAGGGGGCGGCGGCGGCGGAGACGGCGGCGATAGCAGCGGATCGGGCGCAGCCGACAGCGGACCGGGCGCGGCGACCGGCACGAATAGCTCTGGTCCCGGCGGCACGTCCACGACCGCCGGAACGTCCGGCGCTCCGGCTGGCACGGGCGCTCCCGGCGGCAGCGCGGCAAACTCAGCCACGGCGGCGGGCGTAGGCGGCAGCACCAGCAACGACGGCGCAGATAGCACCTCGTCCAACACCGGCCCGAGCGGCGTCTCGGATGGCGTCGCGTCAAGCGTCAGCGCGAACGCTCCCGGCCCAGCGGCAGGGGCTTCGGGCGCAACGGCGGCTGGCCCCGGCGCAACATCGGGCGGCGCGGCTGGCGGCACGGGCGGTCCCGGCAGCGGGACGGGCACGGCGAGCGGCGCTGCGGGCGGAGATGGCGGCGCGGGAGGGGCGGCGACTGGCGGTGGAGCCGGAACTGCGGCGGGCGGATCGGGGGTCAGCGCGAGCGCCATGGACGCGCTCAGAGGCGCGGTCAATCTAGGCCAGATCGGATTTGGCCAAGTCGGCGTTCCCAGCTTGGGCGTTCCCGCTGGCGTAGGCGGCCCCGGCGCGGCCCCGGTCGGCAACGTCACTGTTTCTCCGATGAACTCGCCATCGGCCCTGTTCGGCAACCCGGCTGCGCTGGCGCAGATGCGAAGCGGGCTCAACGCGCTGGCGGCCTCGGCAGGGTTCGGGTTCGGCGGCAACGCTCCGGGCGTCGGCGGAGCGGCGGTCGCCGGGGGGACGCCCGGCCCGACAGATTTCGGCCCCGCGCGCGGCGCGATGGGCGACGTCTCGACATCGGCTGTCACTGGCGCGCCCGCTCCATCGCCAGCCCCGTCCCCAGCCGTCGCGGGAAGCCCGGCCACGGTTGCAGCCGCTTCACCAACCTCGCCAACGGCCATAGGGAGCCCGGCGGCGGCCCCGGCGGCTGCGCCAAGCCCGACAACGGGCCTCGCCTCCGCCGCGCAGACGGCGACGCAGACAAGCCAAGCCGCGCCCAGCCCCAACCCCGCCGCCCCGCCCACTTCGCCCGCCGGTTTGTCGCCGGGCGAAATCAGCGGTATTCTGCAAGCGCTTGTGGGCGCGATGAACGCCAATCCGACGCTTACCGGGCTCGCTCAGAACTCCGCAATGGGGTTAGGATGACATGGCAAGAGGCTCGCGAGCGCAAAAGAAAGCGCGACGACGCAATCTCCGCAAAGGGCGGTCCAAGCGACGCCAAAACTCGAAGCGAAGATAGGCAGTTCGCCTACCACCGCGAGGCGGCCTTCAACGCCCCGTGGAACGGAACCGACGCCTACACTTTCATGAGGAACGCGCGATGGCGAACGAAGGATGGCCGAAGTACAAGCCCGGCGGCGGAGCCAAGGGGGACCCGCCCGCGACTTTCGTAACCCCGGACGGCTATCTCAAGTCCGACCGCTCGCTGGCGGCGCTGCGCATGGGGACCGCTCCCGGCGTCGGACCGAAGGGCGGCGGCGGCAATGGCGGTTCGGACTTCGGCATGGACCGGATTTCGCCGCGCGGGTTCGATCCGATTGGAACCGACCTCGACCGCACTGGCGGGCAGACGCCAAGCGAGCGCGTGAAGCGGTGAGCGCCGCCACCATGCTCAACGCCAACGATCCGGCGTTCAATTTCGACCATCGCATGATCCACACGACAATGCTGATCGCGAGCGGCCCCGGTTCAAACTTTTTTTCTTCTGTACCATATTGGATCGACCCCTCTTACGGCGACACTGCCATCCCCGCAGGGTGGGCCAACTCCATGCACGCGCAAGCGCATGACGACTTCATCAGCTTGTTCCCCAGCCTCTATGGCGGTAGTGGAATTTCAGCCCTCAACGACATTTCGTTGTACGACGTGCAGGACCAATGGTGGCAGTTCTCAAACTTCCAACTCCACTACACGGCGGCGCAAGCCTCGTAGCGGTCAAATACCATCGGATTGTCGTGGAAAGCGATATTCCTTGGATGGTAAATCTCGCGCAAGCCCGCTACCCGCGCAACTACGACATCGAAGCCGCTGAAATGTGGATGCGCAACATCGTCTTGCGCCAGCCCATGGTGTTTTACCCCATTCGGACCGATCATGCGTTCATGGTGACGCTCATTTCCCTCTTGCCATGGCTCCCCGGCGAGCCGGAAGCCTCCGTCGTCATGCTTTGCGCCGAAGAAAACCACCTATGGGACAGCGTGAGGCTGGCCCGAGCGTCATTCGATTGGGCTGTCAGACGAAATTGCGCCCGTTGGGGCTTCAATTCGGACACTGATTTCGACATCGGGCCTATCGCCAAGCGGATGGGCCTGATCGAACGTTGTCCGCGCTATGTGGCGATGCTCAAATGAGCGGCCTGTTCGGCGGATCGTCCGGCAAGGACAGCCCGGAGCAAATCAACGTCCCGCCCTTCCTGTCCAGCGGCGGGATCACCCCGGAACAGCAAACCTTGGCCCAATTCACCCAAGGTCAGGACCTCACCGGACAGGCGACGGCGTTCGGCGGCGAAGGGATGGGCATGTCCACCGGGGCCACCCAAGCGGCGGAGGGAGCGGCGAACACCGGAGCGCAAACCGCCGGAGGCATGTCCGACATCGATCAAGGGGCGATGTACACCGACTATCAAAATCAGGTCCAAGCGGAAGCGCAAGGGCTGCAAAACGACATCACGCTTGGCAATCAGAACAGTTCAAGCCTCAGCAGTCTCGCGGGCGCGGCGGGCAACCTGTTCGGCAGCGGCACCACTTCCAGCTTGAGCGGAGCCACGACATGAGCGGCCTGTTCGGCGGATCGAGCAAGAACGGCTTGCCCCAAGGCGGGTTCCAACTGACCGGCGGCGGAGCCGAAGCGCCATGGAATTGGGGCGTGTCGCCGTTCGACCAAGGCGCGATTGACAGCGCCACCGGATCGAACGTCCAGTCAACCCAAAACCGTTACAACCAGCTTGGGCTTGGCGGCTCGACCATGGAAGGGCAGGACGTCGCCCAAGCGGGCGAGATGGGAACGGCGCTGACCGGGCAGGAGCAGACCTCCAATGTCGGCAATGCCGCCCTCAACCCGGCCTTGCAGCCGACCATCAACGACCTCATCGGCAATCCGCAAGGACAACAGCAAAGCTCGCAACTGGCCGGACTGGCGGGCAAAGCCTTGGGCGGCGGATTGGGAACCAGCACGGCGGGAGCCGGGATCAGCGACGCCACCGCCAGCGACGCGCTTGAGGGCATCGCCTTGGGAGCTTAGGCCATGAGCGGCATCACCGACCTGTTCGGAGGCGGATCGAGCGGCAGCGCAAGCACTTTGGACGACGCCGCGCTTGGCGACGCGATCACGGGCGGCAGCAGCTTATTCGGCTCGACCGGCGGCAGCGACCTTGGCTCGATGTTCTCGTCCATCGGGCAAGCCTTCGCGGGCGGCGGCGCAAACCCGGCGTCAACGCCAGCCGGAACGGTTGACGCGATCACGCAAGCCACCGACCCCACCGGCTCGATTGGCGCGCAGACCGCGATCACCGGAGGCCAAGGCGGGGCGAACGCGCCGCAACCGACGCAAAATCAGAACCCGCAAGGCCCGCAAGGCGGCGGGCAGGGCGGAGGCGATCAATTCGCGCCGCCGAGCGCCGTGGACGCGCTCAAGAAAGCGCTCACCGGCCTCCGCCAGCAGCAGCGGCAGAACCCCTACGCCTTCCCCGGCGGACCCGGCAACGCGGAGGCGGGACAGAACAGCCCGATGCTCAATCGCGCCTCGCGCATCCCGACCGATCAGGTCTCCGGCGCGGACGACCCCGACGCGCCGTCTCAATACGCCAGCGCCATGGAGGCGGATAACGACAATCAACCGCCGCCGCCGTCGAACGCCATCGATCCGGCGGACGCGGTGCGCGCGGGCTTGCGCTCCAATGCGCCGGACACCAGCGGGCAGTTCCAAATTCCCGGTCCGGCAAACGAGAACAATCCGCCGCAAGGCGGCCTCCCGGCGACCCAGCCCGGCGTTCCGGCAGTGCAAGGCGGCGGGGGTGGACTAGTTCCGGGCGGCGGCGGGGCGATTGTTCCACAAACGCCAGATGGAAGCGACGGTCTTGGCGGCCTCGCGAGCCTCGCGCGCATGTTGGGGATCGGCCCGATGGCGGCGTCCGCCGTTCCCCTCGTCGCCTCCACCACCCCCACGGCGGCGGCGACCGGCGTTGAAACGACGCGCACCCTTGGCCGCTCGCCCAGCGGGCCAAGCGAGCCAACCCTCGATCCGAGCGACCCCTTCTCAGGCAGCGCATTTGGTCCCGCCGGATCGCAACCAGCCGGAACCATCCCGCCAGCCGGGACCGATACCTACACGCCACGAACGCCTATCACCTCCGCGCCCGCCACCGGCAAGAAAGTCGAGACGGTCGATCCCAAGACCAAAAAGCCAGTCAATCCCAAGACCGGCGATCCCCTGCCGACAAAGAAAGGGCCGCTTCCGACCAAGACCGACGAAATCCCGACCGGCCAAGACCAACCCGGTTCGATCCAGCGCGACATTCACGGCGTCTCGCACGGCGTCCCGCCCGCGCTTGGGCAACTGGCGCAGATGGCCATGCCGCTCTTGATGATGGCGATGGGCGGCATGGGCGGCGGCAGAGGCCGCCACGGCGGACGCGGGTTCGGCGGCATGGGCCACCCCGGCGGGCGCGGCATGTGGCCCTATCATCATCCATCGTTCGGGTGGGGGATGCACGGCTTCCACCCCGGCGGCGGCTGGCGTCCGATGCACCCGGTCCACTTCCGCGACATGGGCGGCGGCGGACCGATGAGCTACGCGGGCGGCGGGCAGGGCGGGACCGGCAATCCGCAACTCGACGCGCTCTTGCAAGGACTTGGCGGCCAGCAAGGCGGCGGCAACCAAGGTCAGAGCGGCTTCGGACGGCCCCAAGGCGGCGGGCTCAATTGGTCCCAGCCACAGACGCAAGGACCATGGTCCGCCAACCCGTTCTTGAATACCATCGTTGGCGCGGAAAGTTCCGGCAGGAACAGCGGCGCTCCCGGCCAAGGACCGGGCGGGGACGGCGGCATCGCTCGCGGCTATTACAACATCCAGACACCGACATGGGGCGAGTTTGCGAAAGGCGTCCCGGGCGCGGCCCAATATACGACCGCCGATCAAGCGCCGCCAGAAATCCAGACGCAAGTCGCCATGACCATTCCGGCGGCTCGATTTGGCGACCGGACACGCGCCATCCTCCACCGGCAATTCGGCAACTTTGACGAACGCATGACCTTGGGGCAACTTGCCGATCAATTCGGCGGCAAAGATTGGGCCGCCAACAAGCCGACGCCTCCCGGAGCAATCGCGACAGGCGGCTCAAAAGCGCCTAATCCTGACGGCAATCCCGCGCCCGCGATCACGCAACAGGACCCGGAGGCGGTAGCGGCGGCAAGTTGATTTGTCAAAGGGTTCGGTTGACATGGCCGATCTGGACGAAAACCAAAGCATAGACGACCAAGCCGAAACGGCGAGCGGCGGGCTGACCAACGACATGCCGGGACTGCCGGTGTCGCCGCCTAGCGGTCCCCGATCGCCATCGGCGCTTGGCGGCCTCGCGCAATCCTTTCAGCGCATGATGGGCGGCCAGCGTCCGCCGCAACCGCTGCCCGCCGGACAATCGCCGTGGCAAGCGCCCGGACGGTCGCAAATTCCGGTCCCGCCTGACCAGCGATGGAAGGGATCGACCGCGAGCCTGTTCCTGCCGAGGGGAGCGCCGCAGCCGCCCGCCAAGTTCACGCCCTTCATGCGCGGCCCGCCGACCACCAGCCACACGCAATGGGGCCAGATGGGCGACTACAATCAAATCCCGCAACCGTTTGAAAACCCCGCTCTCTATCAAAACGTGGCGAAATATTTTGGCCAGAATGGCTCCGCCGCAATCATTCCCATCGCACTGAGCATGGGCAAGAACGCGGGCGCGTTCGTCAACGGAGTGATGCAGGGGCAGCAATTCGCGGCCAAGATGCGCCGCGAAAAAATGCTTGACGACGCGCAGGAGCTTGAACTCAAGCAGCAGCAGCAAATGTACGTGTATAAGGATACGGTTGACGAATATGCGAGCGCCAAGGGAGTAGGCAGCGCGGGCGAAATCGGCAGCTATTCGATCAGAGGCCAGACCGTGCTTGACGCCTTGGGACAAGAGGCGATGAGGCTTGGCGACGACAAGTTTCTGGCGGTTTTGGGAACCGGCAGCGTTGAAAAGGCGATGGAGTTCCTTCATCAGCGCAACGACAATTGGCAAACCCTCAGATCGACCAACAAGTCGGCGCAGAAACAGACCGACGCCGACAACGACAAAGAGTGGGGCGTGCCGCCGGAAGCGGGCGGCGGGCAGGGCGGCAATCCGGCTGACAATTACCGTCCACAACCGCGAGCATCGCAACCAACCCAACCCGCAGCCGCGCCGGGAGGCGTCGCCGCGCCAACCCCGGTGAGCGGCGCGGGCGGGGCGCTGGCCAGAACCGGCGACCCGACGACGCAAGACCCGGCGAGCGGCCTCCAGCCCTACCAGCAAGCGGGCCTCGACAATTACCGCGAAGGCAAGAGCCTCAACGACGTGGCCAAGGGCAGACCGCGCGAACACGCCTCCATCGTCTCGCGACAGTTGGGATCGGAAGTCGATCAGGTCAAAGCGGACAAGGACGCCGGGAAGCTCACTGGCGACCAAATCCCCGCCGCGCTGAACAAGATCATTCCCGGCATGGGCGACGACTACAACCGGGTCTACAGCGGCGCGCCCATGGCCACCGGAGCGCTTGGCCGAAGCCCCTACTGGCAAGCGCTGGGGACGCTCGCCGCGCCGGACCCGCTCGTTCAAGCGGCGACCCTCAAGGACTTCGCTCCCGGCGGCAAGGACGCGATGCGCCTCGCGGCTGGGGCGCGCATGGGACCAGCGGCGAAGACCGTCTTGGAGGCGCTGAAGAAAATTCCGGAGGGCGAGCCGATCCCCTACTACATGGCCGACGCGCTCATTTCCGGAAAATGGACCGGCGATCCGAAATATGTCGGTCTGTTCAACGCGCTCAACACCTACATCCAAGAGGCGCAGAGCTTGAACACGCAGACCGGGCGGTTTTACGTGACCGAAGTCGAAAGCATCAAGCGGGAATTGCAAAAGACGACCGGCCCGCAAGCGATCCGGACCGTTCTGCAACAGGACGCGGAGAACTCGACCCAACTGATCGACCAAATCCGCGACAACTATCACCGGGGATCACGGCGGCAAGACGATCCGCCAACCTATGACGACCATCGCACCAGCCTGTTGAGGGCGATCACCGCGCTCAACCCGCAAACCGGCTTCAGGGACATTCCCGAAGACAAATTGCCGGAAGAGTTGCGCGGCCTCGGCTTGGGCGACACCGGACAGGGCGGCGGCGGGCCAACGACAAAAATTCCCTCCGGGTGGACTGTAACGCCGGTTCAATGACATGCCAAAATTCGAGCTAACCTCGCCAGACGGCAAAAAGTATCAGGTCGAAGGCCCGGAAGGCGCGACGCCGGAACAGGCTTACGACATCCTGCAACAGCAACTCAAAGACCAATCCGGCAACACGCGCGGCGGCGACCTCGCGCGCGGCCTCCTGCATGGCGCGACGATGGGAATGGCGGGCGAGCCTCCGGCCAAGGACGCAAGCGGCTGGCGCACGGCGGGCGAAGAGATTGGCGACGTCGGCACCAGCATGGCAGCCGGAATGATCCCCGGCGGCATGGTCGCGAAGGGCGCAATCGGGGCTGGCTTGGGAGCGCTGCAACCGGCGGATAGTTGGACAGGCAGAGCCGAAAACGCCGCCATCGGCGGCGGCAGCGCCATGACCGGAGGAATGATCGGCAAAATGCCGCGCGGCGTGAAGACCGCCTTGGACACGCTGGCGGAAATGGGAATTGGCGGAACGGTCGGACACCAATTTGGAAATTGGGGAACACTCAGCGGAGCGCTCGCCGGTCCAAGCATACTACACAGATTAGGAGGATTGACAGGCGGCAGGGGCCTTGGCGATCTTATCGCCGCCATCGCCAACAATCCGGGCCTTGCTTCCTATATCGGGATCAAGGCCGCCCCCGGCGTCGAACAGGCGGGCAGCTTCGTTGGCGATCAGCTTGGAAAAACCAGCCAATGACCGCCGCCGCCAAAAAGAAACCGCTTGGCCGCAAGCCTGACGAAGACGAAGCTCCGAAGGCCGAGAAGACAATCGTGGAAGGCGATCCGCTTGGCGTCAACCGGCGGCTGTACCTCCAACTCGGAAAGCTGATAGACGACATGGAAGCCGCTGATCGCGACGAACGCATGACCATGCCCCAGCGCATCCAAGCGCTCATCGCTGTCGCCCGCGTTCAGAAAATGTTTGTCGATCTGCGCAAGGGAGAGTTCAGTGCCGGAGGGGGTTCAGCCATCAATCGATACGCCGCCGCCTTCCAGACGCCCCATGCAGTTGGTGGGGGAAATGAAGACGGCGGACCCCGCGTCATTGTCCAGTTTGATCGCGGGCCAGAGCCCGACGAGTTCGACGCCGACGACGACCGCGACTAGCGCCGAGTTTCAGCACCGCGCCGCGTGGAAAGCGGCAGTGCTTGGCAGCCTCAACGTCCTATTCGTCATCCTCGCCGTCCGGGCGATCCTCTTGGTCGCGGTCATCGGCGCGATCTATCTCACGATCATCGCCACGACCACCCCGGACCCGTGGCGCATGGGCGCGGTGGCGGTCTACGCGGTTATCGTTGTCGTGCCCCTCACGTGGCTCGCCGCGCGGAAGTAGCCCAAGCTCTGCGAACGACTTCAGCGTGATTTTCGCCCACTTCAAGTTGGGTGGCATGGGTATAGCTGCCCCTCCTAGAATGGCCGTCTACGCGGCTGAAAGGCGTGCGTAGAACCGGCGGCGCGAAGAGCCTTCAGGTGATCCTCCGAAAGCTCCTTTTTCTTGCGTATCCCCAGCTTGTCGCGGATAATCTCAGCCTCCGCCACGGTCGGCAACCGGGCCAACCGGAAAAACCCCTCGTCGTCGCCGTCCTGCGTCACGACGCAAAAGGCCAGCGCCTTTTTGGCGAACCCCCACGCCCTGACCGAACCCGGACTGCAATACAGATAAAATCCCTCCGGATGGGCGTAAATATGGCCCTGCTTGCCCTCGATCATCCAATCCCCACACTCGTCGCGGCGATAGGCGCGATCCCAGCAACCCAGCGCCTTGACCAGATCGTCCAGATCGAAGTCGCTCATTTGTCCAGAACCAACCACACGACTTCAACCAATTCGGTTGACGGATGCAGCGTGAGATGTTCAATCGTCTCCAGCGACACCGTTCCCTGCTTGGCGATTTCCTCCAGCCGGGCGCACTGCTTGGGCCGCTCCCTGCGAATTGTCTCGACGCGGCGAATGTGACGCTCCGACACGCCGAACACCGTCGTCTGCTTCGCCCCGCCGTTCTTGTTGGGGTCCAAAATTAAAAGCGCTTCCGCCCGCTTGTAGTGCCGACCAAGAACCACGAACCACTCGTAAGCCGCAACGGATCGATGCGCCTTCGCCTTGTCGCTATCGCCCGGATGGCTCTTCTGCGCCCGAAGACCGGCTTCCCTCGCCGCCTTGAGAGCATCCCACGGCGTGTCGTTCATTGCAGCTTCAACATCGTCATGCGGACGTCGTGACGCGACAAGCCGATCTTGACGGACGGAGGCGGCGGCGGCTTGATCGTCGGCTTGGGATAATAGTTGACCATCTTCCGCACCTGCTCGGTCAACTCGATATGCTGGCCCAGCACCGCCGCCACCCGCAGCATGGTGTCGATGCGCGGAAACATGGTGTAGCCCAGCAACCACTTGGCGATGGTGGGGCGACAGACCCCGGACCGATAAGCGATGTAGCCCAGCGGCAGACCCGACTGCCTCACCGAAGCCTTCAACTCGTCAAACACCCGGATCATCTTCCGCCTCTCGCTCCTGCCGCTCGCAACCCAGCACCTTGCGCAACTCCGCCTCCTGCTCCGGGGTATCCGCAACACGACGAATGAAAACGCAATTGTAGCAGCGCTCGCGCATCACGCCGCCGTCGCCGCTATAGACGAACACATGCGCGTTGCAATCGATGCAGATGAACTCATCCGGGGGCATCGCCAAGCTCTCCGCCTTCTGGATTGACAATCGCGACCGGCTTCTCGCCATAGGCCAACTCCGCCGGAGTGACCGCGCGGCGCGTGACAGCGTAAGCGCCAAGGCTCTTCGCGCGTTCGTGCATGATGTCCAGCGCGTCACAGAAAGCCCCCAAGGCGGATCGCAAAGCCGATTGATAATGCCGGTCCGGCAACGTGACCCGGTGGAACGGCGGCATCTGAGGATGAAACGTCCAGAAGTGGACAGCCTGAAAGCGGTCCGCGACCAGCAAATGCCCCTGCACCTGCGCCCGGTAGTCGTCGCCCGGACCATCCAACAGATATTTGATCTGCGTTTGCGGCGCTGGACACTTGACCTCGACCCCTTCTCGCATCCCCTTCAACATCCGATCCGGCGAAGCTCCAAGCCTCCCGTCGTCGGTGGTGATGAAACCGCCCGGCTCAAGCTGGACCTCGTTGGTGAAGTTGAACAGCGCCACCGCTTGCGGCTCCCGTTCCTTGCCGTCGCGGACGTATGACACAAACCCTATGTCATCATCAAGCGTTTCGTTTAACAGTCTTTCGGCCACGAGGCGGTACAGGTACGCCAGCGCTTGCTTGCTTGGCTCCCCCTTTGCGGTCACGATCCGATGGAAGTTGCTTGACGTCGGGCGTCCGATGCGAAGGCGATACCACTCGTCCGAACCCTGCACTACGTTGTAGAATTTCACGAACGACATCCTCCAGCTTGTAAACTCGTTTCTCCAACGCCTCCATGCGACGGCCAGCGCCTCGCGCGAAGCCTTCAAGAAACGCGAGCTTGGCCTCAGTCTCGCTTAGCGGACGGCTCTTCACTTCGACAATTCCTTTCGCACCAGCCGCCGCTGCCGTTCCTGCAATGCAAGCAAGAGCCGGGAGAAGTCGCGAACCCGAATGTCCGCGATGTCCTTGACATCGGTCAGCATCGTATTGAGGAACGCCGCTTGCTTAGTGTCGGTCGCCTTGAGCAAGTCTGTCAACTCTTTTGCTTGCCTCGCGTCGATGAAAGCGTCAACAGCGCCTCGACCATCGTTGTCCGCCCCTTTGCGGACAATATTACATAGTAAATCTGCAATGTATCGTTTGGCATACGTTTGCGAAGAGCCACGCGCCTGTAAGGCGTTCCGACCGGGGCCACTGTCTGGTGGAACAGGGTACACGCTCTCGCGCTGCCATCCCCATCCTGCCAAGGCCCCATGAACGATGATGACATCGATCTTCTCCGCGTTGCTCGACCAATATTGGAGGCTGAACCCGTGCTTGACGAGCAAGGGCCGGAGGATCAAATCCATCTGTTCGTAGGTGGTGAACGGGTACTTACCCTTTGACCCAAGGTCCACCATGCCGTCGCGCTCGACCGCTGGCATCTCGGCGGTGAACAGCGCGAAATGATGCTGGTAGGCTTCCTTGGCCTCAACCTCCAACGCCTCGCGGCGCATCTTCATCACCACCTCAAGCTTGTCGGCGGGGATCGCAGGATCGCGCAACAGGCTCATCATCAGTTCGCCAAAGTCATGCGCTGGCGCGGGGCGCTCGATGATTTCAGCGTTGGTCATTGCTCGCTCCGATCCTCGTAAGTCGCCGCCACCCGCTGGATCGAAGTGGTGAAAGCGTCGATCTGTCCCTGCGTGTAAGCCAGCTTGACCAACCGCCCGAACAAAGCCACCGCGTCAGTGAAATCGGAACGGCGAAACAGGTCCACAAGCTCGTGGTGCGTCGTCTCGTCCAGCGGATCAACCCTAGTATCCATAGAAAGACCTCATGATAAAACCAATCCAGACCGCCAACAGCATCACTACCGCCAACGTCATGAAGCTCGCACCCCTCATGATGGCGGCGGTTCCGAAGCACGCGATGGCGCAAACAGCTATAAGTTGTAGGGCGGCCATGACCGGCGTATCATACGATCCCCTTGACGGACTTGTCAACTGACTTATATGACGGTAGGTGTGAACGATGGAAACGAACTCTGAATTGATCACGACGCTCAACGCCCTGTCGGCTGACCTGCCGCCGCCGCTGCAACGCGACTTGCGCATGGTCATCCACAAGGCGACTTATCGGATGCGTGACATTCTGGCCAAGGTCCCCGGCGACAGCCTGACCGACCGCGCCAAGAAACTCAAGGTGTCGCGTCAAACGATGTACGTGTGGGCGAGCGAGAAGTTCCGCCCGACGCGCGTGCAAGCGAAGCGCATCGCCAAAGTGACCGGCGTTCCCATTGAACACATTCTCGATGATGGATTTGAGGTGGGCGATGACGTTGGAAGACCGGCTCGTAAAAAGGCTGCGCGAGTGGCAAGTTCGCGGAAGAAAGCTGCAAGAGGTGCTGGCGTCGTTCAGCCCCGGCGACGAGGCAAGCCCGCCGCTCGAAAAAGAGCTAGCGACGCTTAGGCAGTGCATTGCCGACTTGGCGGCGGACTTAGCGGCGCGCAACGACAACCGGAAGAACCATCACTAGGAGGAACGAATGTCAACCCAATTGACTGACGAGGACTTCGCACGCGCGGCGAAGGAACTCAACGCGGAGGTTTGCGCAGTCAAGGCGGTGGCGGAGGTGGAAAGCGGAGGCAGCGGCTTCCTACCGGACGGCAGACCCGCGATCCTCTACGAAGCCCATATCTTCCATCGGGCTACTGGCGGCAAGCACGCGGGCAAGACCGACAGCAAGGGCAAGGCGCTGTCCAGCCCGACATGGAACCGCTCGCTCTACGGCGCGACCGGCGGGTGGCAGCACACCCGCTACGAGGCCGCTCGCGCCCTCGACGCCGACGCCGCCAACCGGGCTTGCTCGTGGGGGACGTTCCAGATTTTGGGCGACAACTTCCGGGCTTGCGGGTTCGACAACAGTCAGGAGTTCGTGGACGCCATGTGGAACGGCGGGGCTGGCGCTCACCTCGACGCCTTCGTCAATTTCATCAAGACCAATAAGTTGGATGGGCCTCTGAGGGCCAAGGACTGGCGGGCGTTCGCCAAGGGCTACAATGGCCCCGCCTATGCGGCGAACCAGTACGACAGCAAGATGGCGGCGGCCTATAAGAGATGCACGAAGGTTTGACAAGTCAAACACCACCACCCACAAAGTAACGGCAAGCATCGCCTCCCAGCTTTACTTGCCCTATACTTGCGCTATACTTGGCGCGGGATGGTGGAACTCCCCACGGGCAACGTCTCTATGGTCGGCAGTGGGGCACGCTTGCGGAGCAGGTCGCAAAAGTTTCCAAAGCCAAAAACCCCGATTTCTTTTTTGGAAAAATTGCCTGATTTCCTTTCTGGAAAATCCTGCCCGTTTGGCCGCCCCACGGCGTTCTGGCCTACGCCCCGGCAAGGTCAGGATACCTCGCCCACTCGCCCGTCAAGGCGACCCGCTACGCGGGCTCGCTTCGCTCGGCCTTGACCGGCTCGCTCGGGCTCGGTGTTTCCACTGCGTGGCCGGGACGCTCGGTTGCCTCCGGCGGGGCCGAACCTTCGGTTACGCGAGCGGGTCTTTTACATCCGTCTTTTGTATGACGTATTCGAGGCTGAGAGGCGTCGGCCCTTGGACGACGGAGCCGGGGCTCATGCCGAACACCGTGATCGGGACCGGCTGGCTGATCGCGCCGTCCTCGTCCTCATCGATCTGCCAGCCGATGATGTCGGACCGCTTGCCCTTGTAGATCAGATAAAAACCTGGGTTGGCTTGTAAGATCATCGAAATCTCCAATTGAGGTGGACCCAAGTGGACCCTGCGCTCCGTGGCTCTCCTACGCGCGGGCGCGCGCATGTATGGGACACACCGTGGGGAGGGTCAACTAGGCTCCACCTAATCGCCGTCGCCTCTCGCCAGCACGATGGTGATCCCATGCACGTAATTTTTCCCGTTGAGGGCTTTCGTCGGGAAGCCTTTTTTGTTCAGTATTTCATGCAAGTCGTTGGAACGAATGAGCCTTTCGTTATTGTTCTTAGCCCAAGTGTTATAGCTTTGCAGGAGGCGGCCGGGGGGTGTGCGATAGGTGGTGTAGAGGTCGCAGCACTCGCCAATCCACCGCGCCAATGTGTCTTGTCTGGCGAAATAATCGTCCACGGCGGCGGTCACGTCGGCGGTCGGCCTCATTCCGTCTTTTTGCCAATCAAGACAACCGTTTATCGCCCACCTCAAAATCCCTCCGTATTCGGCTTGCAAAGCGACTTTAAGGTTGGTGTCGGGAGCCGCCGGGGTGTGGTTGACCGGCATGATGCGCAGCCGCCGCTTCAGCCCGGTGTGGACACTTTTAAGCTCGGGGACCTGTTCGCCGTGGATGCAGACCTTGTGCGAGGGGTCGAAGTCGAACGGGCGTCCGGCGGGGTGGCGGGCGCTCACCCGGTCGCCGCCGGTCAGTTCGTTGACGAAGGCGTCGTTCCACATCGAGCCCTTCTCGGGCTCGGCGGCGACGATCAGGCGGCGGCCTTGCAGCTTGGCGCGATAGTATTCGAGCGCCCGCCAACCGCTGTCCATGAACATCGAAATCGGCACCGTCAGCGCGTAGTCGCGCATCATCGTGGTCAGCGTCTTGGTCGCCGTCCCCTTGCCGGTCCCCGGCTTGCCGCAAATGAACAACAGGCTTTCTTCGCTGGTCAGCCCGGTCAGGAAGTAGCCGATCATCCTTTTGAAAAACGCAATGTTGTCGGCCTTGCCCTCAAACGCTTCGTCCAAGAATTTTCGCCACCGCTGGCAGTCCTCGCGCTCCGCTGGGGCGACGGCGGCGATCTTGGAAATCAGGTCCTCCGGCCTCCCCTCGCGGAGGACGCCGGTCTTCAGATCGACCACCCCTCCGGGCGTGCCGAGAAGCCACGGGTCGCGGTCCCAATCCTCGGCGGCGGTGGAGAACTCCGGCTGCACCCGCGCCCCTTCCTCGACCGCGCGGGCGAACCGGACCTTGTTCAGCGTCGCCCCGTCGCCCAGCGAGCGGCACAAGGCGAGAACCGCCTCAAACGCCCGCGAGCGCGTGTCTTCGCGCCAGCGATGCTCCCGCCATATGTACCACGTCTTGCTGGTGTTATTGTAGCGGAAGCGGTCCTTGTTGGCCTCCGTGAACAGGCGCATCACCCCTTGCTCGGTCAACCCGTGCGGCGCTTGCGCTGGCGGCGAAGGCGGGGTCTTCCGCGCTCGTTTCTGCTTCGGGAACGGGTGAACGTTGTCGTCCGGCGGATCAGCCACGGGGGCCTCCCGCCTGACCTCCGTTGACCGATTTCAGGATGTCGCTTGCTTCGACTGACACGTCGCGGATGCGCGGCCAGATCGAGCGCGCCCCGTCGGCGTCGCCGTTGGCGCACGCGGTGTACAAGTCCAGCCACAGCTTGGCCGCCTTGACCGTGCGCCGCCGGACCTCGTTGAGCTTGGCGCGGTCTGAGTTTTCTGTGACTTCGGGCATGACCTCTCCTACGTGTTTTCGGCAGAACCATCGCGTGGCTTCGGGATAGCCGATGGCGAACGGGGCGCACGGATTTCCACACACGCAACAGGCGTGTTCTACGAGCTTGAACTGTGTGGGGATTTCCGCTAAGGCTGGCGGCATGAAGAACCCCTCATGGGGGTCCCCTACGAAGGGGAGCCTTGATTTGGGTTTCTTTTTCACATTGGGCCAATCTCTCCAGTTTGGTTCGTGTGGGCCTCGTCAGCCAAATTTGGAGCCCCGGTTCGCCGCCGGGGCTCCGTCATGTTAGGCTCGATTTTGCGCGTCGCGCAACGCTACGAGCGATAGACATGACCGCCCTCGGACCCGCTAACTCTTGGACGACGGTCGTCGTTGATCCGGCGGCGGGCGCGGTTGGCGATCCGTCAACTCAAACGCTTGTCGGCAAGCCGCGTCCGATGAGCCGCGACCGGGTGGCGTGGGCGCTGCCCTTGAACGGCGTCGCCGCTCCAGCCAAGCGCTACCATCCCGACCATCCGTCAACCGAATTGTGTTACTTCGGCATGGACTTCTCGTTCGTCGTCCCCTACGGGGTGGGGATCGCGTCCGGCGCGCTGTCCATCTTCACCAACGCCAATCCTCCCGTCGCCGCCGACGCCGACTGGACGGCGCAGCCGGTCGAGGTGCAGGGGCGCGCGATCTATGCTCTACTGACCGGCGGCGTGACCGGGACCGATTATCAACTGAGGTTCACCGCGACCGACAGCATGGGGAGCGTCTGGCCTCGGACCGCGCTGATCCTGTGCGCCGAGACAAGCTGACATGCCGAGCGACGACCTGATCCTCAACGTCCGCCAGATCGCTGGCTACGGCGCGGTCGCGCAAGCGTCGCAGACCATGGCGCTGTTGGTCCAGATCGCGGGCCTCGGCAGCCCCTATGCGTGGATCAGCCCGCAAGCCTTGGTCGCCACCGCGCTCGCCAACGGCGGCGACATGGCGATTGGCGGCGGCCTGACGGCGGCCTCGGTGGCGGGCGGCTCGGCCCAGTTCTCCAACGGCTCGTTTGGCGACCTCGACGCGCAGATGGGGTGCTTCCGCGACTTCAACGCCGCCCTCGGCTCGATCAGCGGCGTCCCCATCGCCACCGTGGCCGACGTCGCGGCCACCGTCACCTCGTTCAACTTCCGCACTGGCGCGGTCATGCTGGAGCTTGGCGACGTCATCTGCGCGGGCGGCGCGCCGATTGCGTCCCCCTGTTTTTGGGGCGACCCGCGCGCCCCGACGCCCGCCCCGGACAGCAACTCCAATTCCATCGCCACCACCGCGTGGGTGCAGTCCGCGCTCGCCACCCAAACGCTTGAGTTCGCCCCGCTCGAAAGCCCGAACTTCACCGGAGTTCCGACCGCCCCGACCGCCGCGCTCGGCGCGTCCGACGGCCAACTCGCCACCACCGCCTTCGTCCAGAACGCCATCGCCAGCGGCGTCGCGGGCGTCGCCTCGTTCAACAGCCGCACCGGGGCGGTGGTCCTGACTGCGGCGGACATCGCGGGCGCGGGCGGCGCGCCCTTGGCCAGCCCGACTTTCACCGGCATTCCCGCCGCCGCCACCGCCGCCTCGGGGACCTCGACCACTCAACTCGCCACCACCGCGTTCGTCATGAACGCCCTGAGCGGCGTGGTTTCGGGGGTGTCGAGCTTCAACAGCCGGACCGGCGCGGTCACTTTGACCACCGCCGACCTGACCGGAGCCGGGGGCGCGCTCGCCGCCGCCACCGTGGCCAGCTTCAACGGGCGCTCGGGCGTGGTCAACCTGATCGCCAACGACATCTCCGGAGCGAGCGGCGCATTGCTGGCCAGCCCCGCCTTCACCGGGACCCCGACCGCGCCGACGCCGACCGCCGGGGATAGCTCGACCCGGCTCGCCACCACCGCCTTTGTCGCCACGATGACCGGCTTCGCGCCGCTGGCTTCGCCATCCTTCACCGGCATTCCGACTGCGCCGACAGCGGCTTATGGGACCAACTCGACGCAACTGGCGACCACCGCCTTCGTCGAGGCGGCGGTGACGGGCTCGACCGCCGGAGTGGCCAGCTTCAACAGCCGCACCGGGGCGGTCACGCTGCTCGCCAACGACCTCTCGTCGGCTGGCGGGGCGCTGTTGGCTTCGCCCGCGCTCACCGGCACGCCTTCCGCCCCGACGGCGGCGGCGGCGACCAACACCACCCAACTGGCCACATGCGCCTTCGTCATGGCGGCGATTGCGGGCTTCCTGCCCGCCGCCAACCCGGCCTTCACCGGCTCGCTGACCGGCCCCAACGTCAACCTGACCGGGAGCCTTTCGGTCGGCACCACGGCGCTGATCGGGACCACGCTCGGCTTCAACGCGGGCGGCGGGATCGTCGGCTCCGTCAATGGCTCGAACGCGGCGACCGGGCAGGTTGGCGAATACCTGACCACAGTCTCATCCGGGGTTCCCGGCTCTTGGAACGTCGTCTCGACTTATGCTTCGTGGGCGCTTCCGGCTGGCGATTGGGACGTGTGGGGGACCATTCAGGCGATCCCCGGCGCGGGCGCTGCGATCACTTCCGCCATCGTCACGCTGGCCACCACGGCGGCGGCGTTGAGCGGCTTCCCGGTCGTCCTCTACACGCCGGGCTATCCGGCGGCGGCGCAACTGTGTCTGGCCTTGAACCCCTTCCGCTTCGTCTCGACCGGGGCGACGGTCTATTGCAACGCCTCCTATGGCGGCACCGGAACCACGCTGACGGTCACGGTCAACCTATTCGCACGACGCAGGAGATGAGCCGATGAACGCCCTGCCCTTCCCGACCAATCCGCAAGTCGGGGCGCGCTACCTGAACTGGGTCTGGAACGGCTCGCGCTGGGTCTGCTCGCCGGGCGGCATGGTGGTGATGACGCAGGTGTTCCGGGCGAATGCGGTCTACACCCCCTCGCCCGGTCTGGTGACGGCGATTGCCTACACGCTCGCGGGCGGCGGCGGCGGCGGGGCGGCGCAGGGCGCGGACGACACCGGGGTGTGGGCGGGCGGCGGCGGCGGCTGCGGCTCCTACTCGCGCAAGACCCTTCCGGCGTCCTTGGTCTTGGGCGGGGTGGCGGTGACGATTGGCGAGGGCGGCCTTGGCGGCGTCTGGTCGGGCGTGTCGGCGGCGGCGGGGACCGGCGGGATCACCAGCTTTGGCGCGTTCTGCATCTCCAACGGCGGCGCGGGCGGCGTCGGCGCTGGCAACGGCGGCGGCGGCCAGCCGGGCAACGGCGGCGCGCCGGGCGTAGGCGACCTGACTTGGCGCGGGCCTTCCGGCACGGCGGGCATCATTCAGGTGTTCGCGGCGGCGATTGAGTACGAGGCGACCGGCGGCGTCGGCGGCGCGCTGTTCGGCGGCAGCATCGCGGCCTCGGCGGGAACGGGTTTCGAGGCGGCGGGGATCAGCGGCGACAGCGGCTCGGGCGCGGGCGGCGGCGGCGGCGTCATCAACCAGAACGGGGCGATCACCTCGGGCGGGACCGGCGGCACCGGACTGTGCTGGGTGGACGAATATTGCTGGCTCGCGGGCGCGGACGGCGATTGCGGCGGCGGCGAGCCGTGCGGTCAGGCGCGGGTGGCCCGCTTCCAAGGGCCGTGGGGAGGGTTCGATGATTGAGGTCCGGCTGCCAATCGAGCAGTGGCAACAGGTTTTGGCCATCCTCGCCACCGCGCCGTGGTCCACCGCCAACCCGCTGATCATGGCGCTGGGCGAACAGCTTCGCGCCCGGACGGAGAGCGCGGCGGTCGCGCGCCGCACCGGCAACGGCGCGGACGCGGAGGCCGCCCATGACCCCCGCTGAGGTCGTCAACCCGCCGCCCTCGGTCGCGCTGCTCAACTATCCCGGCCTGACGACCGGCGTGTTCGCCGTCGTGTTTTCCTCCCTGCTGCTCTACATCGCGGGCAAGTTCGATCCGACCGGCGGCCCGCTCACCATCTCGATCCTGATCGTCTTGGGGATGCTCGGGGCGACCGCCTATTGCCTCGTCTTCACCGTGCCCAACGACGACATCACGCCGGGGGTGGTGGGCGGGCTGACCGCCGGGTTCGGCGCGGTCATCGCCTACTGGCTGGGGCGGGGAGCCTCCGGCTCTAACCGGCCCGTTCAGCCGCCAGAACCGCCGAAGGGCGGTCCGGACGGGGACTAGCCCCTCTAAGCCGTCTCCGGGGATTTCTGAGCCTGAGTCTCCACGTCGCTCTGGTTGCGCTCCGGAGGGGGCTTCAGCTTGGAGTTGCGCCAAGCCTTGTGGACCTCGGGGTCCCGGCCTCCCTTCACGGGTTCGTGATCGGACGGTTTGCGGGCGGAGACGGCGAAGCCCATCATCCAAAGCTCGGCAATCAGCCGGTCAGCGAGCTTGCGGCTGCGGTGATCGCGGACCTTGCTCCACGGCTTGGCTTGCTCCGTCGCCTCCGCCTTCGTCTGGAGGTCCGCCAGTTCGGGAGCCTCCTTCAAAACCCGCAAGATCGCCTTGCGCGCCGTCTGGCCGTACATCGCACGTCTCCCCGTCGCAGCAATTGGCCTCCCCGCCCAAACATCCAAGACAGGGCTGTCCATTCACCCAGAGGGAACCGTGGCATTGAGGGCATCTCATGTCAACCTCGCAGCGCGACAGTAGGGCTTGACAAATCAAATCTCAAACGGTAGTGTAGCTATACTGTATAATCATCCTATAGAGTAGTAAGTATAGACAGAGTATTATAAGTAGAGTATAGTTTTATAGTATAGATTAAGTATAG